TAAAGAAAGAAGGTGGTATTCTGTATGCTAGGATAAAGCCATTAAAAGCTCGTCTAAAACAATTAAAATCTAAAAAAGTATTTACAGAATAATATGTCGTTTATAACTATACCAGAATCGAAAGTAACTGCTTTTATAGGAAGTAAGATTGGAGGACTACAAGCTCAACTACAGGACAAAGTACAAGAGAAAATTCAGTCTACAATATCGACATTTGTTACAGCTAATGCTTGCCCTCAGCAACAGACTTTAGATAGATTAGTTAAATCAAAACAAACTCTATCAGACCTTACAGAACGTTCTAGAAAGATTATTGATACTTATAAAGCATTACCTAAAAAACTAAAACCACCGGTAGATACTTTAGATAAAATAATAAAAGTCTTATTAGTTTTACCTATCCCTCAAGCAGTACCCCCAGGCATCGGTTTACCTATCTCGATATCAAACAAATACTCAGATTTAATTAATAAACTAAGAGAGTTGGTTAAACAAACTAAAGAGACAATTGAAGGAATTGAAGCATTAGTAGATACTACCTTTTTTGATAATTTATTAGAAGATATTAACTCTAAGTTATCACTACTTGATGGTCCGATTTCAATGTGTAGTATAGAGAATGAACTTAAAGATAGTTTAACACCAGAAGAGTTAGACCAACTCGGGTTAGTTGATCAAGACGGTAATTACCTTATTTCTAGATTAGTACCAAGACTGGTACAGGAGACTTTAGTTACTCCAATAGGATATGCTGACGCAGTCGACGACGGTAACAATTATGGGAATAATTGCTTTAGAGGTCCCTACAAATCCGGTACAATTTACATACATACAGACGAGAGAAGAGATATAGTAGAAGGTTCAGACAGTAACAAGTATATTGTTAATAATAGAGCAAAGAACGGACTTGATACCTGGTTAGATCCTTTAACAGGTTTTGATTGGGAGCTGTACGAACTTAATACTAAGAAATTGTTAGAAGATTTATTAAATAGGCTTTCTAATACGAGTTTAGTAAATAGAAATCTATTGGATAATATAAAAACTAACTTAAATAATTACAAGATACAGATCGCACCGGTGGAAACTGGCTTATATAGAGCTAGAAACGGGGTTGAATTCTTAATCGAAGTTATAGATGATACTACTTCACCTTCTATAGCTAAAAGACGATTTGCAGTAGCTAGGAATGCTCAAGGTATAATCGTAATGAAAGGTCAACCATCTTTTGCAAGTGATGTTAACGTACTAGTAAGAGAGATTAGATTTAGACTAGACCAATTACAATAATAAACTTTAATATACTAACTATTTATTAATATGAAACTAGAAGAACTTAGGAAAGTTATACGAGAAGAAGTAGAAAAAGCATTTAAAGACCAGCTCAAAGAAGTATTAATTGAAGCTGTTCAAATTGCTAGTACCCCTTCTACATTAAAAACTGAACAAAAAACAACAACTAAGGAGTTTACTAATTTTAAAACACCTACAGCTCAACCTAAGAAGTATATACCAAGCGGTAACCCGATTGAAGATATGCTTCAGATGACAAAAGCTAATATGACATCAGCAGATGCTGCTGCTATAATGGGAGAAGGAGTACATATGCCAAATATGGCCTCTTCTGTAGCACACCAAATGAATTTAGGCGGTGGCAATCAACCAGGTATAGATTTAAGTCAACTCCCTTTTATAGCCAAAGCTAAGACATTATTAGAAGCGGCTAACCAAAAAGATAAACAACGTAAAGGATTAGATTAATGGCATTTGATGTAAAGAAAATAAATCCGTTAGATAGACAGCCAAGGAAAGCTGTAGGGATAAACCTGCCTTTTTCTGCCGGAAATGTCTTTAATTCTAATTATCTTACTAAAGATGCAATTAGAAATAATCTAATTAATTATTTTCTTACAGGAAGAGGAGAAAGATATATGAACCCTACTTTCGGTAGCGGTTTACCTTCTGAACTCTTCGAACAAATAACAGAAGATAAGTTAAACGTTTTAGGTATGAAAATAAAAGATGAACTTAGAACGTACTTTCCTAAAGTTGTATCTCAAGATTTATCTTTAATTGCAGACCCAGATAATAATTCAATTGAATTCTATTTAAAATATAGCATATTAGATAGTAATATTGAAGATGAAGTAATTATTAATATTCAACAATAATGACCCCAGAAAGAGACATAAAATATATTAACAGGGATTTTGGTAATTTTAGAGCGCAACTTGTAGAGTTCGCAAAGAACTACTTCCCTGATACCTACAATGATTTCTCTCCAGCATCTCCAGGTATGATGTTTATAGAAATGGCATCATATGTAGGTGATGTACTTTCTTTCTACCAAGATACTCAACTTCAAGAGACTTTCTTACAACACGCTAAAGACCCTGCTAACTTATACAACTTAGCTTATATGATGGGTTACCGACCAAAATCTACTAGCGTATCAGAAGTAGAAATAGAGGTGACTCAAAAAGTTAATGCTGTTGCCCCTAACTATACACCAAATTGGAATCAAGCCTTAACTATACAGCCTAACACACGTTTACGTTCTACAACTTACGGTGACCCTAAATTTATTATAAACGATAAAGTAGATTTTGCATATTCAAGTTCCCTAAACCCAACAGAGGTTAGAATTGATAGTATTGCAAATGGATACCCTGCTGAATATAGACTTACTAAAAGAGTAAATGCGATATCAGGAGAATTGAAAGAATATGTATACAATGTAGGTAATGCAGAAAAGTTTTTAACAATTACTATTGAAGATACAAGCATTATAGGGGTATTAGATATTACAGATAACGATGGACATACTTGGTACGAAGTGCCTTTCTTAGGTCAAGATACTATATATGAAGATCAAAGTAACACTGCTACAGATAAAAATATAGTCCCTAGTATACTTAGATTAAAGAAAGTTCCTAGACGATTCGTAACAAGGTTAACATCACAGGGTAACTTACAAATACAATTTGGCGCTGGAGTAAATACTAGCGCATCAACTGACGAAGTTTTCTTACCAGATCCTACAAACGTAGGTATGGGAACTAACCAAGGAATAAGTAGACTTGATTTCGCTTATGACCCTTCTAACTTCCTATTTTCAAAATCATACGGTATTGCACCTTCAAATGTAACCTTAACTATTAGGTACTTAGTAGGTGGAGGAGTAGATTCAAACGTTCCTGCAAATACTATTAATATAGTAGAACAAGTAACAGTTTCAGCTCCAGATCAAAGTAAAGCTAATACTTTAGTCTTCAACAATACACAACCTGCAGTAGGAGGTCGAGATGGAGATTCAGTAGAAGAATTAAGACAGAATAGCTTGAGAGCTTATTCTGAACAAAATAGAGCAGTAACTTTACAAGATTACGCAATTAGAAGCTTATCACTACCTGCATTATATGGATCTATATCTAAAGTATACGTAACACAAGACCAAGCTACTAATGCTAACGTACTTGGAGGAGCTTACGATTCTAATCCACTAGCATTATCGTTATATGTACTAGCTTATAATTCAGAGAAACAAGTAGTACCCGCAACAGTTAGTTTAAAAAGTAACTTAAAGACTTATCTTTCTCAATATATGCTACTTACAGATGCAGTAAATATTAAAGATGCATTTATAGTAAATGTTGGAATGAAGTATGAGATAATAACATTACCTAACTCTGTATCTAGAGATGTATTATTAGCATGTAACGCAGCTTTGATAGAGTATTTCGATATAGCTAAATGGTCTATAAACCAACCTATTAACATATCTAGTATTTATACATTGTTAGATAGAGTAAAAGGAGTACAAAGTGTAGAAAAGATTTACTTTGAAAATAAAGTAGGCGGTAACTATTCAGAATATGCATACGATATAAAAGGTGCTACAAGAGGTAACATAGTTTACCCTTCTTATGACCCTTGTATTTTTGAAATTAAATTTCCTGAGATAGATATTCAAGGACGAGTAACAACATTATAAAATGGCAATATATAGAATCTTTCCTGAAAAGGATACATTTATCTACACAGAAGCAGTAAACGGAAATGCAGGTTTAGATGAGATCATCGAAATCGGCGGCTACCCTGTTTCAGAAGTAGGCCAGACATCAAGAGCTTTATTAAAATTTAGCAATACCGATGTTGCAAATGTTGTGACAAATATTATAGGAAGCAGTAATTACAGTGCGAGTATACATTTAAGCTTAGCTTCTGCCTATGAACTACCAACAGAATATTCTATAAATGCATACCCAGTCTATGAGACATGGAATCAAGGAGTAGGAAAGTATGGGGATTCACCTACTGACCAATCTGGAGTTAGTTGGACATATAGATTAGGTAAACAGGAAGGGAGATGGACATTACCGACTAACCAGGTTAATATGCCAGCCGGTGTTACCGGTTCTTACAATGCTACATATTCCGGAGGCGGAGGGAACTGGTATACAGGATCCGCAGGAATAAACTTTGAAAGCACTCAATTACAAGAGTTGAATTCAAATAATGATATTCACATAAATGTTACAAATGGAGTTAAGGCACACGTAGCTGGTACAATCGTTAATAACGGGTTTATACTGAAACTGACAGATGATCTTGAATTTAATACTACATCCTCTATACGTTTAAAATACTTTAGTGGAAACACTAATACTATATACCCTCCATACTTAGAATTTGGATGGAACGATACAGTCTACAGTAGTACATTAACAGAGTTGAGCACCAGCAACGCAACTATTACTATAAAGAATAATAAAGGAGAATATGTAGATAACGGAAAGCAGAGATTTAGAATTCATGCAAGACCTAAACACCCAACAAGAACTTTCTCTACCGGCTCAGTTTACCTAACTAACTACAAACTACCTGCTAATTCTTACTGGGGGTTGAGAGATGAACATACAGAAGAAATGGTAGTTGATTTTAATACAACTTTTACAAAGATAAGCGCAGATAATAACGGAAGTTATTTTGATGTTTACATGGAAGGGTTGCAACCAGAGAGATATTATCGTATATTAGTAAAATCAACTCTTGATGGAAGTACAACAGTAGTAGATAATGGTAATGTTTTTAAAATAGTACGCAATGGCTAATAACCCGGTGCCGATTCGAAAGACGGTATACAATAAGGATCACATTAACAAAGTTGTAAAGAGAGAATTTACAACCTTTACCCAAGCGGCACCTGAAAATGTTCAGCTTACTATAGAAGATTTCTTTGCATTATATGAAGAACTTTTCTACGAGATACCGATCAACGGTGATGCTGGTACTCATGAATACTTAGTAAAACGAAGCTCAGAATTGTATAAATTAGAAGACTCTACTGATGATATACAACCTTTATTAGATGAGATAACTAATTTGAGAGCACAAATCATAGATAACGAAACAGAGATAATTGCATTACAAGAACAAGTAGCAAATCAGAATGTCAAAAACTAATTACATAGTATCAAAAGGATTTCCTGATGAGTTAGAAATATACACTAGGAACCTAAGTCCAAAAGACAAAGCCTTAGTAGATAGCTTCTATCTTAACAGTAACTTTAACCCTGACAAGCATACAATTGAAATGCATGTTTACGGGATTAATGATGAGCGCTTATTCTCTGTTCCTTCATACTTCCCAGAATACTCAAACGTAACCTATACACAATACCAAGCTGGTAAAATATCTGAGATAAATATATCTCCAGAGATGGATGCTAAGCAAATGGGGTATAATTACGGACAAGTAAATATACTCTATAACTTTGTAAGCAATCTTTATAGTGATTCAAATTTTACATTTGAAGGAAACTTCTTTATAGAAGATATATCACCAGATCGTACTGAAATTTTAGCTTTAAGTAACGAAGTAACTTTACCAGATTTATTAAGATTTACAGCAGAGTTAAAAAGAAAATTAGATAGTTTATCCTACTTTCAAGACTTTAGAGTAAATTTTGGAGATAACAAACTGCTTTTAGGTATAAACGTAGATGTAGTAGATTATAGAGGCGGTAAAGCTCTTGCTATTAAACTATACGAACCACTACCTGTAGAGTTTGAATTTAAAGATACTTTTAGAGTTGTAGAGATTATATCAGATTCAATTTCATTTGAAATAGACACTGAAACTATACCAGATGAGATAGTATACCCCCACTTAAAAGGACCTAATTTTGATATAGAGTTAGTAGAAGATAATAATAATCCAACTGGTTTCTTTAACTATAACGAATTATTTAGTTACCCTGTTACAAGTTCTTATTATGAACTGTATTCCTTGTTCGAAGAAAATAGTGCACAGATCAGTATAGATCATAGTAACTACTCGGATTTCATTAACTTCTCTTCAGCAGAAGAAAGATTACGAAACTTTAAGTATAAGGTGGACCTAATAACATCTTATGAGACTTCCTTAAAAAATATAAGTAACACAGGTTATACTAGATTTGGTATAACAGGTAGTACAGAGTATTACGAATCTTTGATTGAAGGAATAGTAAATAATTTTGATCACTACGATAGATTTTTATATTTCGAAAGCGGCTCTAATAGTTGGCCTAAATCAAACAATACTAGACCTTATAAGAATCAAGCAAGTACTACCGTAGAAGCAACAAACTGGTATAATAACCAATTAGAGATTGCTTCAAACTTTGATATAAGCAACTTAAATGCTTTAACAAATACTCTTCCAATCTTTTTAAGAGAAGATTCAGATAATAACCCTGCGTTATTATTTGTTAATATGTTAGCACAACACTTTGATAACTTATGGATTTACCAGAAAGCAGTATCAGATAAGTATGATGCTGATAATAGAATTAATTTCGGTATATCAAAAGACTTAGTTAGAACTACATTAGAGAATTTTGGAGTTAAGTTATATAATAGTAACTTTAACCTAGAGTCTATATTTGGGGCATTTATAGGTGAGTCTTACGTATCTGGAAGTGAGCAAATAAATGAATATAAAGTTATCACTTCAGGTTCTACGAATGCGTATTTACAACCAATGCCATTCGACAACTACCAAAAAGAAGTTTACAAAAGAATATACCACAATTTACCTTTATTAACTAAATCAAAAGGAACTGAAAGAGGATTAAGAGCTTTAATAAACTCATTTGGTATACCTTCTCAAATTCTAGAAATAGGAATTGCAGGTGGACAAAAAATAGGACCAGGATTTTACGGACCTACTCAACTACATTATAGCTCTTCTTTAAAACTAAGAACAGATAATGACGGTACCGTAGTAGCAGGTGATACTCTATCTAGCTACACCTCTATTGTTAGAAGAGAATATGAATATTCAGATGATTTAAACTTTGTAGAAGTAGGTTTAGCACCTTCTAAAAATATAGATAATTACATAGTTTCCCAAAGCGCTGTGTTAGGTTTTTCAAACTTTAATATAGATGACTATATCGGTGATCCTAGAGACTCTTATAAGTCTGAATATACTGCTTTAGAAAAACATCGCAAAGTAGTTTTAGGAAATTTAGATCGATACGATTTAATGGACTACATTAGATTGATTCGATTCTTTGATAATGCTTTATTTAGAATTGTAAAAGATTTTATCCCAGGTAGATCAACAGCGATTACTGGAATTATAATTAAACCTCATAAGTTAGAAAGAAATAAAGCTAAACAAGTAAGTGTTAGCACTATATTCCAGGATTATTCTGGATCAATTGACACAGCTTTTACAGACGGCACCCACGGAGGTTCTTACACACAGTTAGTAGAAAGAAGTACATCTTATGCAGAAAGAATAGTAGTTCCTTCTGGATCTGCTATGACATTTAGACACAACTACGAAGAACCTAAATTTAACGGGGAGTTAAGTGGAAGTAGAATTAAGATTACTGACGGGGAGCTAAATAAGAGTAATAAAACTAAGAAAACATCTCAACCAGAATTAGCGTTTAGAATAACGTTTATCAACCAATCTAACCCTATTCCTAGAGATTGCGGAATAACATTTACTGTAACGCAGATTACCCCTGCTCCAACAGCAGCTCCAACTGCTGCACCTACTCCTGCTCCAACAGCAGCACCGGTAACACCTAGTCCAACTGCCGCTCCGACAGCCGCTCCAACTAATGCACCAACTGCCGCACCTACAACTCCTAGCCCAGTAACTCCTAGCCCAACTGCTGCACCAACAACAGCCCCTACACCAAGCCCAACCCCTAGTCCAACTCCTAGCCCTACACCAAGCCCAACTCCTGCACCAACAACAGCCCCTACACCAAGTCCAACTCCTAGTCCAACTCCTAGCCCAACTCCTGCACCGGTAGCTCCAACAATAACAGCAACAGGTTATGCAGGTACACAGCCATGCAGTGGGGGTACTTTAGATGACTTTATTGGTGCTAGCGTTAGCTTAAATCACCCAGTATCGGTGGATACAGTCTTCTTTGTTAGTGTATCATACTACCAAGGTAGCGGTGGAAGCTGTTACTCAAGTACTTCTGGACAAATAAACGTAACAGTACTTGCAGGACAGACTAGTGGTACAGAAGATCCATGTATTGGAAACGGAATCTACCTAGGACCAAGCGGAGGACAAGTTTGTAGCTCGAACGTAACAGGGTGTGATAACACAGTAGATACTTTTATATTTAACTAATTATAATAGAAAGTGACAGAATTAGACTTCATCAATATTGACCCGGCTGCAGAAGCTACAGATAATATAAATGTATTTTATAGTAGTAGCGTTATTACAGGTACTTCATTTGCTCAACTAAATGTAGGAAGGGTAGCGTTTACAGGAATGTCTATACCTTTTAAATATGTTGCTAGAAATATTGATCTTCAACAGACTATATTACAAGCTAACACTATTACATTCAAATACTCTAATGCAGGAGATTTAACTGGAAATAAAAATATAACAGCTAACATAATAGAAAGAGTACGTAGGTCTACTTACTTTTATATGCGTCTACAGCCTGTATTTTTAGCTACCGGCTCTTTTGCAGGCGGTAATATACAATTAGGAGACGGTATTAACAGCGTACCTGTGACTACTGCAGTTGACCCACAGTACTGGTATGTTAAGTATGTACAAATACCTTCAGAAATTATCTTTAACCCTTATATATCAACAGTATTTAATAACAGCTCAGATAATCCATTATTAAGTAACGCAACTGTATTAAGAAAAGCTAACTATGTACAACAAGTAGATAGAAATGAAGACCCTATACAACCTACCAACTTGAGTCAAATTTTATTAAACCAAGCATCAGCTGCTGAAATACAGGATAGTAATTACACAACTGCAGGTATTATTAACGCAAGATATGTTGGTTCAAAATTAAATTCAGGTAGCGTACCAGGAAACGACCCAGCTTTAGGACTAGTTTCTATTAGAGCCAGTCTACACCCTTCAGGTTCTAACTTTACAAAAATAAAAGGTATTAACTTATCAGATAGACAAATTCAACAAGTTTATTTTACACCACAAGTAACAAATACTGTAGCCGGTGGTAAAACTAGAACATATGGCGGTAATAAATCTTTCCCTTCATCCCCCAACTTACTGTATATAGAAGAGGGAAATAGATTTGTAAGGATTTCAAATAGAGATATTTACTCTATAGATGAAGATAAAATGCATTCAACCAATAACCTAGGAACTATTATTAGAACCCAATCCTAGAATATTATAACAACCGATATTTATATTATATAATTTAAACAAAAATGGGATATTTAGACAACTCAATCGTAACAGTAGATGCGATATTAACTAAAAAAGGAAGGGAGCTCCTAGCAAGAGGGGACGGATCTTTCAAAATTACACAATTTGCTCTTGCTGACGATGAGATTGATTATACCTTGTATAATCCACAACATCCTTCTGGTTCTGTATATTATGGAGAAGCTATAGAAAATATGCCTCTATTAGAAGCTTTTCCTGATGATAACCAAATCATGAAGTACAAGTTAACAACTTTACCAAGAGGTACTTCAAAACTACCAGTATTGGATTTAGGATTCTCATCTATTCGTTTAAAACAAGGAGCTTCTCTTGCGATTACTCCACAGACTTTAAACTATTTAGGTGCAACAACTACATACGAAGCTGGAGGATACACAGCAACTATTGCAGACGTTAGAGTACTTAACTCATTCGGCGGGGTAGGTATTAACTCAGAAGAGGCAATTAGATTAAATACAGGTACTACTATTGGAACTAACGTTTCTAAGACAGTTATCGGAACTTCAATCAACCTAACAGCAACAACAGTAAACACTCTATTCGGAACAAGATTAACACTTCAGACTACTGTAACAGTTATCGGTCGTGATTCAGGAGCGAGATTAACAATTCCAGTAACCATTACAAAAACTAACTAATTATGTCATTTAAAAGATTTGACCAAGAAGATATAGTAGTAAGTGCTGAATCGGTAACAGCTCCATTATGGACTAACAACGTAATAAACTTAACTGCTTTTTATACAAGTTCGACACAGGTATCAAGTACCTCTGGAGACTACTATTACAACGTATTTAATACCGGATCAACAGACGCTACTTCAGCAGTACAGTTCTCAATTGCATATGCTGACAAACAAGGTGGCGGTACTCTACGCTATAACGCAGGTGTAGCAGGAAAATCCCCTTCTTCAACGATATACGGACAGTATAGAAATTTAGTATTAGGTGATGAAGAATCTGAATTTACATTTGGAGGAGAAACATCTGATTACTTTTACGTAGTTGCGGTAGATAGAGCAAGATACAAAGAGAAATTATTACCAGGTACTTTATCATTACATATAAGTGGAAGTGGTAATAGAGAGATCAAATTAACAGATAATAGTAGAGTAGTAGCAACTACTACCTTTACTGATTCTGGTCGAGTATTTGAAATCGTATCTGGTTCTGCAGGAACGGTATACACAGGGGCTAACGCTAACGGATATTCAATATCAGGATCTTATGGTAAGTTTTTACCAGATGTAG